GCCATGGTAAAAGATATGTTCCTGGACAAAGGAGGCTATGCGTTTGTTCATAAAAGCAACGGAGAAATTGTATCTTTGCATTATGTAGAAGCGAATAGGCTTGCTTTTACCTATGATCCAAACCCGATTTTCAAGGATTATAAGATCTACTGTTACGGTGCATATTATGAGGGCTGGCAGTGGATCAAGCTTCTGAGAAATACAAGGAACGGTTACAGCGGAGAGAGTATTGTTGACGAATCTAAAACATTTTTCGAAACAGCTTATGCAAGCCTTCTGTATGAAAAAAACCTGGTAAAAACTGGAGGAAACAAAAAAGGCTTCCTGCAGTCAGCAAAAAAATTGTCGACAGAAGCTATGGAAGCATTGAAAAAGGCATTCAAGAGAATGTACTCAGACAGTTCAGAGAACGTTATCGTGCTCAATGATGGTCTGACTTTCAAGGAATCATCCAACACATCAGTTGAACTGCAGCTGAATGAAAACAAAAAGACAAATGCAGACGAAATCTGCAAGATGTTTCATGTGCCGCCGTCAATCATCAGCGGAAAAGCAACAGAAGAAGATAAAAAAAACTACATAGAAGGTGCCATTATACCGATACTAGACCGATTTGCCACAGCAATCAATGCGGTGATGCTGGATGAGGATGAAAAAAATGATATGTTTTTTTCATTCGATACCACGGATCTGGTAAAGGGTGACATCGAAAAACGGTTCGGAGCGTATAAGATTGCGATTGATTCTGGATTTATGCAGATTGATGAGGTCAGGGAAAAAGAAAAACTTCC